GCTACACGCTCGGAACGCAGTTGGCCCTGTCCAATCCAGAGCCGTTGGCTACTGACTACGCCCACAATCGCCGGCCGTTCGTGGTCGGGCTGTGTGTGATCGAAGCGCACAAGCTCTATGCCTCGGGTGTATCGCGGCTTGGCGCTCCGATCCAGGACGAAATCAACGAGGTCACCAATCAGCGACTGGATAACGTCAAGTTCGCCCTCAACAAGCGGTATTTCGTCAGGCGCAACAAACAGGTTGATTTACGCAGCCTGACCCGCAATGTTCCAGGAAGCGTAACGCTGCTGACTGACCCAGACCAGGACGTCAAGATCGTTGAGACTAATGACGTCACCGCGTCGAGCTACAACGAGCAAGACCGGCTCAATCTGGATTTTGATGACGTGGCCGGAGTGTTTTCCGGGTCCAGCGTCGCCAGCAATCGAAAACTGAACGAAACGGTCGGCGGCATGAACATCCTGACCAGCAACGCGAATCAGGTGGCCGCCTATCAGCTCAAGACGTTCGTCGAAACATGGGTCGAGCCCGTGCTTCGGCAGATCATGCTCCTCGAACAGCATTACGAAACGGACTCGGTAGTCATTGCGCTCGCCGCGAAGAAGACTCAGGCCGTCCAGCTCATGGGGCAGCTTGTGGATATCGACGCCCTGATTGCCAGGGAGTTGAGCCTGAATGTGAATATCGGCATGGGGGCAACGAACCCCACCGACAAGATCAACGCGCTGGCCACAGGCATGGGGACGATCAAGACGGTGCTCGCCGATGGCGTACTGGACCGCTATGGATTCCGACCGGAGGAGTTCATCAAGGTCATTCTCGGTGCGCTGGGGCATTCCAATGGTGGCCGGTTCTTCAAGTTCGCCGACCAGGATGACACACGTGTCGCATCTCTCATGCAGCAAGTCGAGGAATTGACCAAGGCACTGGAGGCCAAGGAGTCGCCAGAATTGATTGCAGCCAAGGTCGCATTGCTCCAGGCGCAGGCGGAGAAGGTCAGAGGCGAAAAGGTCAAGACGGGCATCGAAGCGACCTACAGCGCCATGCAGTCGGCTCAGGTGGTGGCTGCGAACCCCATGGTGGCGCCCATTGCGGATGAACTCATGATGTCATCTGGCTACCAGAACCCGACGCCGGCCGGCCAAGACCCGAATTACCCGGTCCCGTCCAGCCCGATGGCACAACCGATTCAACCCCATCAGAACACAAGCCCGCTGTTTCCGCCGCGGCCAGAGAGTGCAGTACAAGGCGTGGAAGCGGGGATCGAGACCCCTGATAACGACGGAGCAATGGTATGAGCGGAAACATAACCATCGATTCCACGACCAAAGCGCTGATGGACGACGCCGCGACCGGGGAAGCAGCAAGAATGTTCCTCCAGTCAGACATTGGGAAATACATCATTGCTGAGGCTACAGCGCAGTGTGATGAAGCAACCGCGGAATTGATTGATTGCGTTCCAACGGATTCCGCGAAGATCGCAGAACTGCAATTTTCGATTCATTGCGCCAAAGGGGCGATTACCTGGCTCACAGACGCAATTACCAGAGGCGACCAGTCTCTTCGACTGCTCTATGAGCAGCACGATTAGCCTTTAATTTCGCCATTTTTTATTGAATAGGAGAAAACACAATGCCGCCCCTTGAGAATGATGACGTTCAGGATATCGATCACAGCCTTGAAAATGAGGATGGTGACACTGGATCGTCACAGGATAGGCCCGTTTCTCAGCGCGAGCGAGATATCGAGGCCATTTCTGCCGGCCGGCTGAAGAGTATGGAGGCGGAGGGGGTGATCCTGGAGGCTCCCAAGGAGCCGGAAATCGCAGAGCCTGAGCCGAATTCTGACGATCAACTGGCGGCACAATTGGGTGACGATGATCGGCCTGTGTCGTATTTGTCGGACATGAATGCCAGGGTCAAGGTCAAGGTGGATGGCGAGGAATTCGACTTGCCGCTGGCCGAAGTTGTGAAGTCGTATCAGAAGGATTCGGCGGCAACCAAACGGCTGGCGCAAGCCACGCGCCTGCTCGAAATGGCGCAGGAAAAGGCATCCACACAGGGTCTTGCAAATGGCGTTCAGGAGCAAGATACTCATGAGAGCACCGATGATGGCAAAAACGGCACTGGAAATGCCGATAAGCTTTCTGCCATCAAAGGGGCTTTCTCAAAGCTTATTGAAGGCGATGAGGAGGGCGCAGCGGAGGCGATGCTGCGATTGGTGGAACGGGACGCTACGGCTATCCCACAACAAACCATCGATCCGGCGGCTCTGGCGGCCCAGGTAAGGCAGCAACTTGCAGTCGAAAACGCATACAACGAGGTCCAAGGCGACTATCCCGAGTTGTTTGCTGACACCGACCGTGGCGTCGTTTTGGGGAATGCAGCCTATCAGCGCATTCAGGCCAAGACCGCGGCGGGTATCCCGAGAGATCAGGCGATTCGGGAATCCGCAAGCGAGGTCGCCATGATGTTCGGGGTGGCAAAGACAGGTGGACGTCAGCCCGCGGAGCCGAGACGTACCGTCCGAGACGAGAAGTTGGCGCGAAAGGAGTCCTTGGATATCCCAGGGGCGACAAACGTGGCGGCGAGCGGGAGTCAGGCTCCGAACGAGGCGACCAATGTATCGGACACCATCCGAGCGATGGCCGAACAACGACTCGGGCAGAGCATGAGGCCAGCTAGTCGCATCAACTGATTCGATTAGGAGAGCATCATGGCCGGTCAACTTTGGGTCACGAACACTCTCGGCGGGTACATGTATTCGGACAACCTGTCGAAGGTGCTTCGTTCAGCGGTTCAGCCGCTTGTGAAGTTTCGTCAATTCGCCGACGTCAAGGACGCGGCGGTCCAGGGCAAGCAGAAGGGTCAGGAGTTCCATTGGAACGTCTACTCCGACGTCGTCGCTCAGGGCACGGTCCTGGTGGAAACCAGCACCATGCCGGAAACGAACTTCACCATCACGCAGGGGACGATGACCATCACCGAATACGGCAATTCGGTCCCCTATACCGAGAAGCTGGACGATCTGTCTGAGCACCCGGTCAAGGAAGTCATCAACAAGGTGCTGCGCAACGACGCCAAGAGGGCGTTCGATATCGCCGCGCATGCCCAGTTCAACGCAACGCCCCTGCGGGTCTATCCCACGGGCGGCACCAGTACGACCGCGGTCACCCTGACCACCAACGGCACGGCTGGCGGCACCAACACGGGTATCGCGCTGAACAAGAACCATGTGAAAGCCATCGTCGACGTCATGAAGGAGCGGAACATTCCGCCCTACGAGGCTGACGACTACTTCGGCATCGCCTGGCCGACGACCTGGCGCCAACTCAAGAATGATCTTGAGTCTGTGCATCAGTACGTCCAAGCCGGCTTCAACATGATCCTGAACGGCGAAATTGGCCGCTATGAAGGGGTCCGGTTCATCGAGCAGACCAACGTCGCCAAGGCGGCATGGGGCGGCGTCTTGACCAACTGGGCGTTCTTCTTCGGTGGCGATACCGTCGCGGAGGGCATCGTGATCCCCGAGGAAATGCGCGGGAAGATCCCGACCGACTACGGCCGCAGCCGTGGGGTGGCGTGGTACTACCTGGGAGGCTTCGGACTGGTCCATACGGCGTTTGCGCAGGCGCGCATCGTCAAGTGGGATTCGACCTAATCCGTAGCCAAGGGGGGCGCTTCGGCGCCCCTCTTTCCAAGGAGATATCCATGGACAAGATCAGCACCAAAGCCGGCGTCGACAACATCGCATCGTCGCTCGGTGGCGTTGCGCGTTCCGCTCTGGAAACAGGATTCGACACTTTCTCGTCGGATTCGCACCAGGGCGACGCGAATGCCTATTTCCCTCCCCCGTATGTCGAGGATGAATCTGTCGGCAACGAATGGGAATTCTCCAAGACCGGCGCTTGCGGGCGCCCGCGTGGTAACGCACGTTAATCAGGAGCACATCATGGAAAAGAAATTTCCCCGCCCAGATGGTACGGGATTCGTCCGGGGCGATGACGCCCCGATGCCCGACCGTGGAACCGGAACCGGGATGGCTGGCGATACCTACGGCGCCGACCTGTCTCAATCGGCAATCAATCGCCAAGGCGGCATGGGTAAATCGGCCAAGTCCGATTGTTGCGATGCGAGGCCGGGCACGAACCATAACGGGAGGATTTGACTCGTGGCCTTCGACAAGAATAAGCCTTATGGGTCCGTGAGCGGCCAGCATGGCGCCGTCTATGAACAAGGCGGGCGATTCTATACCGCGGACGGGAATGAAGTGATCGAGGCACAGGAAGGCGAAGCGGCAATTCCCGATCCCGTTGATCCTGCCCAACCCGAGGATGCGGCGCCTCGTCGTGGCCGAAGGAAGGCCGCCCAACCCGAGAATGCGGCGCCCGCTGGCGAGCAAGATTCTCAATTGGCAGCCCAACTCGGCGAGCCTGGGGAGTCGTAATGGTGTGGCGAGCCGAAGACCCGCAAGGCAACGAAGCTGGAAAAATCCGTTGGGAGATCGTGCCCTATACCCGAGGTAAGGGATTGGACATCGGTTGCGGTCCCCACAAGGCTTTCCCGCACTTCATCGGCTGCGACAGCCTGAAGGACGTTGAACTCTTTGGCATCGCCATGAACCCTGACAAGGTGATCGAGGATGCCGGCGACCTGTCGGCATTTTCGACCGAGAGCATGGACTTTGTGTTCTCGTCCCATCTGCTGGAGCACATTCAAGATTATCGGGCAGCACTTGCGGAGTGGTGGCGAGTCATCAAGACTGGCGGCCATCTGGTGCTGTACCTGCCGCACAAGCGGTTTTACCCGAATATCGGGCAGCCCGGATCGAACCCTGACCACAAGCATGACTTCGAGCCGTCAGACATCAAGGCCGCGCTTCGAGACATCGCTGAAGGGGCGGATATCGTCGAATGCCAAGAGCGCAATGAAGGGATGGAGTACTCGTTCCTGCTAGTGGTTCGAAAGACAGCGGAAAGCGGATTCTCGAATTCCTACCTAGCCGCCAAGCGCCACAAGAAAACGGCGTGCGTCGTTCGTTATGGCGGATTCGGAGACATGCTGCAGGCGGCTTGCATCCTCCCGGCGTTGAAACGACAGGGCTACCACGTCACGATGATGACCACGCCCCGTGGGCAATCGGTGATCGAGCACGACCCCAACGTCGATGCGTTCTATATCCAGGACGACAACCAAGTCCCGAATCATTGCCTGCACGACTTCTGGGAGTGGCAAGCCAAGAGGTTCGACCGCTTCGTCAATCTCTCCGAGTCGATTGAGGGCACTTTGCTGGCCATGCCTGGGCGTGCCAATCATCAATGGCCCCATGACATCCGCCACAAATATCTGGACCGGAACTATCACGAATGGACCGCTGAACTCGCTGGCGTTCCGTTCAAGCCGGAGGGACGGTTCTACGCCACCCCTGGCGAGAAGGCCAAGGTCTCAGCGCTTTTTGGCGATGGTCGATTCAACGTAGTCTATGTGCTTTCCGGCTCAAGTCAGCACAAGTTCTACGCCGGAATGGATGCAGTCATCGCGCAAATTCTTCTGTCAGCACCCAAGGCAACGATCTATCTCACGGGCGACGAGGCATGCAAGATACTGGAAGCCGGCTGGGATAACGAGCCTCGCGTCGTAAAACTGTCGGGAGAGCAGAGCATTCGCGAAACCCTGGCAATGGCACAGATGGCGCATTGCGTGGTCGGGCCGGAGACCGGAGTGCTCAACGCGGTCGGCTTTGACGAAGGCGTGCGGAAAGTGTGCCTTCTTTCTCATTCATCCCACGAAAACCTGACAAAGCACTGGGTGAATTCATTCCCGGTGACTCCTGTTGGCGTGGATTGCTACCCCTGTCATCGTCTGCACTACGGCATGAAGTTCTGTCGCGAGGACGCTGAAACCGGGTGCGCGCAGTGCCAGATGAGCATCGCCCCGGCGCGGGTCTCTGCGCCAATCATCGAGGCGTACCAGGCATGGGAGGAGGAGACCCGTGAAGCTGCGTGAAGCCATCGATGCGTATAGGTTCGATGCCGTCGATACGGCCGCCCCGCCTTTCGTCGAGGACCAGAAGCTCATCAAGCTTTTCAGCGAGGCACAAATTGAAGCGTGCCGGCGTGCCAGGCTCATTGTCGATTCGACGAGCAGCCTTGCCAGGGTTGATTTTGCCGCGGGAGATGAACTCATTCCGATTTCACCGTTGGTGATTTCCATCAAGCGCGCTCGGCTCGAATCGGTATCGAATCCGCTGTCGTGGGCTACAGCCCGGGAGATGGATGAGCGGTTCCCTGGCTGGGATACCAACACGACTCGTTCCACGCCGTTCGTGTTGGTGGCGGATTACGAAACTGATGCGCTTCGGCCCTATCCGCTCCCGAAGGTTGATGATTGCCTGTTGATGACCATCGCCCGTGAGCCTGAGGATGAAATCGCGTCTGTAAATGATGAATTCAAGATCAATGCGCGGTATCACCGTGGCCTTGTCGAATGGGTCAAGTACCGGGTCTTTGGAAGTTCAGATACCGATTTGTATGACGCCAAGAAGTCGCAAGACGCTCTAGGAGCATTTGTTGCTGAGTTTGGCGTAGCACCAGGAGCGATCAACGAGCGCTTTGAATTCGCCAACTATCACGATGTCGGGGAAATGTGATGGCCACAAAGGCACCGATGACGATCATCCAGGGCAAGACATTCAAGGACATTCTCCGGTGGGAGACTGATCCCATCGTGCGGAAGGTCATCACGGGGATAGACCTTTCCACGGGGTGTCCGCGACCTACCGTTGCGGGGCATGGCCTGCCGACAGGATGGAATGTCGCGGTCTACAACGTCGCCCAGCCGAAGGAAATCAATGCCCAAAACAATCCACCGTCCGAAGATGATTTCACCCCGGCGACGGTGATCGACTCCAACACGCTGGAACTCAACAAGA